TAGAAGAAAGATTGGTGTCTCGCAAATATAGTTTGATTGACGTGTTTGGAGGAGGACCAGATAATACAGAACAGGAAATCAAGACCTTTTATGACTTGACAGCCTGGGCTGGGTATGCTAAATTCATATCATCGGACCTGGGGAAACGAACCCGGCGCCCGACCACAACAACAATGTATAGAGGACGAAAATAGATGACGGATAAAAAGATTCCTTTTGTAGGACTTCACGCTCACTCGGTTGCGGGCAGCATCTTTGACGCTATGGGATACCCAAGCGAACACATGAACTTTTGCTATGAGAACGGTGGAGAAGCACTCGCTCTCACAGATCACGGCAATATGAATGGTTTTTCTCATCAGTTGCTTCATTGGAAGAAGATGAAGGCTGAGGGAAAGAACTTTAAGCCTATTTTTGGAGTAGAAGCATATTTCTTGCCTTCCATTGAAGAGTGGCGTGATGATTATGAGCGTGTTAAGGCTGACGCAAAACAAGCAAAGTCCCTAGCAAAACAAGAAGATACATCAGGAGCAACCGTTGAAGACGAAGATGCTTCAAAGAAGGCTATTAAGTCAGTTATTAACCGTCGCCGCCACCTCGTACTTCTGGTTCAAAACCAGACAGGACTAACTAATCTATTTAAGTTAATCTCTGAGTCTTACAAAGAAGAGAACTTTTATCGTTATCCTCGCGTTGATTATAAAATGTTAAACAAATACTCAGAGGGCATTGTTGCTGCGTCTGCGTGTTTGGGCGGTCCTTATGCCGGGAACTATTGGGCAAACCGTGAAGAAGGTCCAGAAGCAGTCCGCGAGGCTATGAGAGAAACAACACGCCGGTTTGTGGAGATCTTTGGAGATCGCTGGCACGGCGAACTACAATGGAACAATATTCCAGAGCAGCACGAACTAAATCAATACATTATTGAGATGAACAAAGAGTTCGGGATCCCTCTTATCTCTACCGCAGACAGTCACTACCCTAATCCTGATGCTTGGAGGGATCGTGAACTATATAAGCGTTTAGGCTGGCTTGGTAAGGGAGCACCCGCTTGGGCAGAAGATAATACAGAGTTGCCGCCCGGTGTAGAAGAGATTGGATATGAACTTTATCCAAAAAACGGAAACCAAATGTGGGATTCCTATAAGTATTATTCAAAGTCTTGCGGAGTAGAATATGATGACCAACTGGTTATGGATTCAATCACAAGAACGCACGATATTGCTTTCAGCATGATCGAGGACTTTACGCCAGATACTACAGTTAAACTTCCAAACTTTGTGGTTCCAGCCGGCTTTACGGCAGATCAGGCATTGGTGAACTATTCTTTGGAAGGCCTTCGTAATCTAAACTTCCACGACAATAAGGAATACACAGATAGACTACAAACCGAACTTGATGTTATTGAGGATCGAGGGTTTAGTAAGTATTTCTTGACTATGAAAGCCATTTCCGACAAAGCAAACGAAGTTCAACTTACTGGTCCCGGGCGAGGCTCGGCAGCAGGATCCTTGGTTGCGTATGTTCTCGGGATTACACAAATCGATCCTATTAAGTATGGTCTTCTCTTTGAGAGGTTCCTTCGTAAGGACGCAACTGACTATCCAGACATTGACTATGATGTAGCAGAGCCAATGGAACTTAAAGAACTTTTGATGGAGGAATGGGGTAAGAACTCTGTTGTCCCGATTTCAAACTGGAACACATTACAACTTAAATCCTTGATTAAGGATATTTCAAAGTTCTATGGTGTGCCTTTCATTGAAGTAAACAAAGTTACATCACAGATGATCTTTGAAGCAACTCCATTAGCAAAGGTTAAGCACGGTATTAAGGCTGGTGTTTATAACCCGACTTGGAAGGAAGTAATGGAACTTTCTCCTTCTTTGCGAGGGTTCCTTGTTAAGTATCCTCACATTAAGACACACGTTGAGGCACTTGTAGGTCAAGTTCGTTCTTGTTCACGCCACGCTGGCGGTGTATTGGTTGCTGATGATCTAAATGAGCATATGCCGATTATCAGTTCAGGAGGAGTAAGGCAATCACCTTGGGCAGAAGGACAGCACGTTCGCCACTTGGAGCCATTAGGGTTCATTAAGTTTGATTTGCTTGGGCTTTCTACTCTTCGTATGATCGAAGGGGCAATCAGGCACATTCTTGTTAGACATAAGAATAATCCAAACCCAACATTCAAGGATGTTCAAGATTTCTACAACGCTAACCTCCACCCGGATAAGATTGATTTTGACGACCAAAAGGTATATAAGAATGTTTTCCAGAGCGGAAACTTCGCCGGTATTTTTCAGTTTACAGAGATGCGAGCACAAGAATTTTGCGCAAACGCAAAGCCGAAGTCATTAGTTGACATATCAGCCATCACTTCAATCTATCGCCCAGGTCCTTTGTCGGCAAATGTTCACGAGCAATACATTCAAGCGAAGAGCATGCCTCACGAGATTGATTACATTAACGAGCATATTAAGGAAGTAACACAGGAAACTTACGGGTTCTTGATCTTTCAGGAGCAGATTGCGCTTCTTGCTCACAAGTTAGGCAAGAACATTTCTCTAGATGAAGGCAATCTTCTTCGCAAGGTTCTCACAAAGAAAGGAACCGGCAAGGGTCACGAAGTAAAGATGAGAATCCACGATAAGTTTATCAATGGTTGTATCGAAAAGGGTATTCGCCAACGAGAAGCAGAAGATATGTGGGAGCGGTTTGAGTATTTCTCCGGGTATGGTTTTAACAAATCACACGCTATTTCTTACTCCGCAATCTCATTCCAATGTGCTTGGCTATGGAACTACTACCCAGTAGAGTGGATGGCTTCTTTCTTGGATAAGGAACCAGAGAAGCGTAAGGAAAGAGCGATCAACATCGCAAAGCAGAACGGATTTACTATTGAAAAGGCAGACGTGAATCGTTCATCGTTTGTATGGGAGATTGATCCAAATAATGATAGAAAGTTAGTTCAACCACTTGCAGGGTTGAAAGGTTTAGGAGACGCAGCAATCCAGCAGATTGTAGATCATAGACCATTCGCAACAATCGAGGATTTCTTGTTCCACGACGATATTGTATACAGCAAACTAAACAAGAAAGCACTTGATCGTTTAACTCGTGCTGGCGCAATGAACAGTTTAATGGATGAGCGATTCTCTGGACGCAAGCATTTCTGGTCTGCTGTCGCAGTAGATAGGGTCTATAATCGCAAGAAGTTCAATGAGAACATTGAAAAGTATTACCCTGATGGCGACTTCTCTGCGGCAGAAGAAATCGAGAACCTAACATCAATCACTGGAATCTTTCCAATGCATTTGGTTGTTACACCAGAAGTTCAGCGTCAGTTGGATGAACATTACATTCCGCCGATTTCAGACTATGATCCAGAGTTAGGATTGGTATGGTTTATTCCTCGGCAGATTGTTCGAAAGAAAACGAAGAATGGAAAGCCATATTGGATTGTCGAGGTAATCGATTCAAATTCGGCCTTGACACGCTTCCGCTGCTGGGGTATAGTAGAGGGGAAAGACAGGATCCACTTGAACAGACCTTACATGGGCAAACTAGACTATGACCCAGCGTGGGGATTCTCAACGAGATCTATCAAAAGAAACTTAAGATTGCTAGGATAAAGAATGATTGCAGATATAGTAGTAGGATTGTCTTATGGTGATGAAGGCAAAGGAAAAGTAACACATCACCTTTTAAGGTCTGGCAAGTATACACATTGTATTCGCTATAATGGCGGATGTAATGCTGGTCATACCATATACCACGAAGGCACCAAGTTTGTAACACATCACATTCCAGCCGGTGTATTCTTTGGAATAAGGTCTATCATTGGTAATGGATGCGTTGTAAATATTGATCAGTTTAATCGAGAACTTCAAATGCTTCAAGAAGGCGGCATCAATACAGATGGTTTGATTTTTATCGCGAATAACGCTCATATCATTACCGATGCTCACTTGGAAGAAGATCGCAAAGACACAACGATCGGCACAACAAAGCAAGGCAATGGTCCAGCATACCGCGATAAGTATGATCGTCAAGGAACATTGGCGGCAGAGGCACTTGTTGATACACCTTATCTTATAGATTTGTATCGGGAACTTCACGAAACAGATGAAGAAGTTGTAGTCCTCTGTGAGGGCGCACAAGGCTTTGGATTGGATATTGATTGGGGAGACTACCCTTATGTAACTTCAAGCCACTGCACGTCCGCTGGGGCCCTTCTAAACGGCATCCCTCCGCAAGCTGTCCGTAGGGTTTATGGAGTGACCAAGGCTTACGACACTTATGTTGGCGCTAAGGAGTTTCACGGCGAAGGAAAAATCTTTGATTTATTACAGCAGTTGGGTAATGAATATGGTGCGACCACTGGTCGACCTCGCCAATGTAACTGGCTTAATGTTCGGGATCTTAAGAAGGCGATAGATATCAATGGAGTTACCGACCTTATCCTTAATAAGGTAGATATTCTACGAGAAGCAGGAGAATGGAGCTTGCGTTCGTCGGACAACGATGCTATTATGCTTAAGCTTGGAAGCGAAGAGAACTGGAAGAGTTACATTAACGGTTATATTAATAATGATGTGTCCTTGACATTCGGGGACACCCGAGTTAACATTACATTCTCGGAATCACCAGAAAGAATTTAAATGAACAAATCAACACAAAAGACAATGTTTTCGTCAAAGAACGATAGTTGGTCAACCCCACAAAGTTTCTTTAACAAACTAAACAAAGAATACAACTTTACACTTGACCCTTGCGCAACAGACACAAGTCATAAATGCAGCAAGTATTACACTGAAAAGCAAGACGGACTTTCTAAGAGTTGGGCTGGCGAGACTGTGTTTATGAACCCTCCTTACGGTAGGGTCATCAAGCATTGGTTAAAGAAAGCCTACGAGGAAAGCCGAGACGCGAATACAACTGTTGTGTGTCTTATTCCAGCAAGAACAGATACAAAGTACTGGCACGAATACTGTATGAAAGCAGAGAAGATTCTCTTTGTGAAGGGTCGTCTTAAGTTTGGCGGCTCTACTAACTCTGCTCCGTTCCCTTCCTGCGTGGTAGTCTTTGATTCAAACAATAAGACACCAGCAATGGATTACCTAACCCCCTAAACAAAAGGATTTAAAATGATTTTACAATACCATATGATTCACGATAATGTGTTCGCTCCAACGCGATCCAACCCAAGCGATGCTGGATTAGATTTAAGATGGAGCCCAGCAGACACTTCTTTAACAGCATTGCGTATTGAGCCAGGAGAGAGTTGTATTATTCCAACTGGCTGTCGCTTTGCTATTCCGCATGGTTATATGATGGAGATTAAGAATCGTTCCAGTATGGCCGCAAAGTATAACTTGATTGTTGGCGCTTGTGTTGTCGATAGTGGGTATGACGGAGAAGTATTCGTCAACCTTCACAACATTGGAAAGACATCTGCAGTTTTGGAGCCAGGACACAGGGTAGCACAAGCAGTGGTTGTTCCGGTTGTTCACGCTCGCTTTGTTGCTAGCGAGACACCAGACATTTATGACTGGCATCCAATCACGATTAGTAACCGCGCTGACGGCGCACTAGGGAGCACAGGAAAGTGACGAACACTCTACCAAAGCCTATGGCTAGAAGCTTGTATCTACCAGAACAAGTAAACCAAGAGTCAATGAATAAGTTGACGAAGAGCATTATTGGAATCAATGAGAGCGATGAATACTTAAAGAAGTTATATGCGATCAATGATATAATCTACGATCCTAAGCCGATTAAGTTGTATATTGATTCTTATGGTGGCGCTGTGTATCAGTGCTTCGGGTTGCTTGGAGTTATGGCGAAGTCTGAAACTCCTATCCACACCATTGTAACTGGTGCCGCTATGTCTTGCGGGTTTATGATTCTAATCTCGGGACATAAGCGCTTTGGATATGAGTTGTCCACGCCGCTTTACCATCAGGTTTCAACTGGGTTCCGGGGTAATGTTCAAGATATGGAAGAAAGCCTGGAAGAAACAAAGAGACTACAAAAGAAGATCGAGAAGATTACACTCGAACGAACCAGTATTAGCAAGAAGAAGCTTAAAAGCATCCTTAAGAATAAGGTTGACTGGCATATGACGGCAAACGAAGCGCTCGCCTTGGGCGTTATTGATGAGATCATTTAAAGGATTATAAATGAACCACGAAGACGAAAACAAAACGATTTATCTATACGGCGACGGTATTGGAAAGGTCCAACTTATTGAGAGTTACGGATCAGATAAGTCCGTCGTGAATAGCGCTCGCGTGTCTTTTGGGCAACATAAAGAGGAACTTGATGAGCGAGATAAAAAGTTAATCAACTATTTGATTAAACATCGCCATACATCAACTTTGGAGCATTGTGGTATTACATTTAAGTTTGTTGTTCCTTTATATATTCGTAGTCAGCATCACCGCCATAGAACTTGGTCTTATAATGAGATATCCAGGCGGTATACTGATGTGGATCTCCGATTCTACGAGCCAAAGGCTTTCAGGACGCAGCATAAGTCAAACCGACAAGCATCAAACGCCGAAGAGTTGATTGATCCCGAGATCACGACTTCCGTTTTTAATGAAGACGGAAGTAAGTGGGAAGGCTTTTTTATAGACCAAGAAGTCAAAAGCACAAATCTTGTAAAAGAACACCACGAACAAAGTTTTTCGCTTTTCAACCAGCTCATCGAAGCTGGCGTTTGCCGAGAGCAAGCTCGTGGAGTTCTACCACAGAACCTTTACACTGAATACTACGGCACAGTCAATCTTTCAAACCTTTTGAAGTTTATTGACCTTCGCACACACGAAGGAGCACAGTGGGAAATACAAAAGGTTGCTGAGGCTTGCTTGGAGATTGCTACGGATCTATTCCCCGAAACAGTCGGGGCTTACAGAAGGATTAGAGAAAATGCTGAGTAGGTTCTTTTTATACCTGTCCCGACTGTTTGATACAAACAAAGACAGGGGACACGAAAGAGATGGAACTTACCACAATTGGGAGAACGAAGAATGAAAATGCCACCAAGAATGCCTAAGCTCAACAAAGAACAAAAAGCATATCAGGCTGCCAGAGATTGGTGGTATGTGTTTGCTGGCTTTATTATAGGAGGCATCCCAGCTTTCATTCTGGGATTTGAGTTGGCGAAATAAGGAGAACGAAGAATGAGTGAAAAAGTAAATCACCCCTCACACTATCAAAGTGGCGAGGTTGAAGAAGATGGAACATCAAAATACGAAGCAATCAAAGTTATTGAAGCCTGGGATCTAAACTTTCATCTTGGTAATGTCGTCAAATACATTTCCAGAGCAGGCAAGAAATCAGAAAACAACATTGAAGATTTAAAGAAAGCAGAATGGTATTTGAATCGTTATGTCGAGTTCATACAAAGAAAAAGTAGTTGATTACATCAATGAGGTTCTGGATCAAAAGAGACCAGAGTTTAATAATATCGCAACGTGCCCTTTTGCTGCGCCAGAGTTAGCGAACGATAAGTTAATGATCGCAATGTTGGGTGAGGACGATAAAGGATTAAAGGATCTACTAGAAGAATTCCAGCAATCTGATTATGATAGCACTCTTATTTGTTTTCCTCACGATATGGATGCTGATGGAACCAAAGTTATACAAGCGCTTGTTAATAAGATCTTAAAAAGACTTGGAATGAACGAATACAAAACAATCTGCTTTAATCCAAATGATAAGGTAGAAGTAGAAGGATTCAATCCAAGATCCAAAGCACCTTGTTTTATGATCAATGTCGCACACAAAAAAGTGTTAAATGATGCGCACAAGTCCTTGCGCAAAACAAAATACTATGATAAGATAAACAAAGAATACAGAGAGTTTCTAAAGATCAATGAAGAAGATAAGACGCCACATCCCGGGAAAGCAAAAGAAGAACAGGAAAGCAGTTCAGGAAAGACTTGAAAAGCAAGCAGCCAACTTTGGTAAGCACCCAAAGGAATGTTGCGTTTGTTCAACTCCTTTTGAGAGAACCAAAGAAACAGTTAAAACTTGGCAAGTTGTAATAAAAAGCGAGAGAGTTCGCTTGACTTGTCCAGACTGTTGGGCTACAATACAGGAAGCAATGGAGAACATAGAATGATAGAAGAAGCACTCACATATAATGACGTATTAATCACACCCCAGTTTTCAGATATTGAATCAAGAAAAGAAGTATCATTATCATCAAAGTTAGGATTTATCGAGTGTGAACTGCCGATCATAGCATCCCCGATGGACACAGTGTCGGAAGAGCAAATGGCGACAGCAATGGATTCCAAAGGTGCCCTTGCTATACTACACAGATATAACAGCATTGAAGAGCAGGCAAGTATGGTTACTGCTGTTCGAAAAGAAAGTTCATTAGTAGGCGCCGCAGTTGGAACATCAGGGGATTACCTTGAAAGAGCCTATGCGTGTTATGAAGCAGGCGCCGATGTAATATGTGTTGATGTTGCTCACGGTCATCATATTCTTATGAAGGCTGCGTTAAGACAGTTAAGGCAGATGGTAGGTGATGATGTTCATATAATGGCTGGGAACATAGCAACCTTAGGCGGATACAACGATCTTTGTGATTGGGGTGCGGATTCTGTTAGATGTAATATAGGTGGAGGCTCAATCTGCTCAACACGCATTCAAACAGGACACGGTGTTCCGGGTCTTCAAACAATATTTGATTGCGCCAAATCAAAGAACGCTGGATCGATTCCTATTATTGCTGATGGAGGCATTCGCAACTCGGGTGATATTGTAAAGGCTCTTGCTGCTGGCGCTGACTTTGTAATGTTGGGCTCTTTATTGGCTGGAACAACGGAATCCCCGGGCGACATTATGATTGGTCGGGATGGAAACAAACACAAGGCTTACAGAGGTATGGCTTCAAAGGACGCTCAAATGTCTTGGAGAGGCAAGACAGCATCTTTGGAAGGAATCGCCACAACGATCCCATATAAGGGGTCAGTAATAAACATTCTGGACGATCTAGAAAGAGGAATCCGTTCAGGTTTATCATACTCCGGCGCCAGAACCATTGATGAACTACAAGCAAAAGCACACTTCATCCGGCAAACAGCAAGTGGGCAAACCGAAAGTGGAACCCATATTTTAAGATGAAAAAGTTTCCTGACCATCATTCAGTTTTATCATTCTCGATCGATTCAAAACTTCACGAGAACTTAAAGATAAGATTGTTTTATGACGAGATTAAAACACAAAGCGAGTTCTTTCGTTATTGCGTGGAATCTTATTTAAGTCAGGATCCATTATTCATAGCTTTCTTAGACGATTACAGAATCAATAAAAAAGTTCAATCTAAAAGAAAAGTTACGAAATCTCGCCAGTTGCGCGAGAGTAGCGAGAAAGTGTTACAAGAACTCGCATTAACCAAAGAAGATATAGAAAATATCTTTGATATACTAGAAGAGGATTTACCAGAACTATGAAAGACTGCGCTATAAAATGTTATACACACGATGTGCCCTGTGCTCAAAAGGAATGTAGGCTACACTTAGACTATGAGGATGACTTAAACTGTACTGATATTGCTGTTTATAAGCACGGCGAGATGACGCTAGAACAAATAGGAATAAGGCACGGTGTAAGCATCGTCAGGGCAAAGCAACTTGTTGATGGCGCTCTATTGAAATTAAAAAAGACATTATCAAATGAAAATACTATTTAAAACAGCATATTCACGAACAATGTTAGGAGTTTTGTAAAAATGTCTAAGAAATCACTTTTGAACGAGTCACAGGTTCGCCAGTTCATGAAGCTAGCGAAGCTTGAGCCTTTATCCCCAGGCTTTGTTGAGGGACTTAAAGAAGGCGCAGGCCGTATGCGCATGCGCGATGAAGACGAACTAGAAGAAGTTCGATCTGATGCCGCAGGTGGCGGTTTAGAGGATGCCCGAAGAGGTCACGGCAGAGGCCGAGGACCAACCGATCGTCTTGAAGAAGAAGAGGATATGGAGATGGACGTTGACGCAGCCGAAATGGAAGACGCTGCTGGAGACGATGAAGAAGTAGAGATGGATGCTGAACTAGAGGCACCAGTTGACGCCGATGCAGGTGGTAAGATGGTTGCTGTTGATGATTTCCTCTCCGCGCTCGAAACTGCTTTGGAGTCCGCAATGGGCGAAGAAGTTGAGATCGATGCTGATGACGCTGACTTGGATGACGAGCCAGCAGAACTTGAAGCCCCAGTTGATGACGCTCCGGTCGATGATGAGATGGGAGCAGATGATGCTCTTATGGAAGCAGTCACGAAGCGAGTAGCAAAGAGAATCCTTATGGAGGCCCTTTCTACAAAGAAGTAGTTGACAACAGAAGACTCTTAACGTATATTAAAGACCGCGATCATTCGCGGTCTTTTTTATTTTGGAGGATAAATGGAAATATCAACATATGAACTATCAGTGTTCGCAGTGCTTTCTTTCTTTGCGGGCGCTTTTGCTAGCATTTATATATCTCGTCTATTTGATGTGATACACACTTGGAGAATAGTAAATGAAGCTATACTAAGTATCTTATGGATGCTAACAAAAATAACAGAAGATATGGCATTCCTACAAGAGTTAAAGCTTAAACAGATGAGACAGTCTGGATTTACACCGGAACAGATTAGCAAGTTTAAAGAAGTTGACGATCACTTCTTGACAAACTGGAAGGAGTCTGCTATAGTCTCTATAGTGAAGAGAGCCCCCCGTCACTTTAAAAGCATGATACCGTTCTACGACTGGAACAGCGCAGTGCGGCACCTATTTAAAACCCTAAAGGGAGAAAACAACTAAGATGATTATGTTTAATAACGAAAGCACAGAAACAGAGCCAGAGGAAGAGGAGGAGATCTCTGAGCGCCAAGCAGCAATGTTAATGGCTGCGGCATTAGAACAGCAAGATAAGGCACCCAACACCATTGGTTTAGTTGGAGACTTAAACGAAGAATCAGCACAAGAGTTATACCACGGTTTATTACAGTTAAACGGCGGCAGTATCTTTCCCAACCCTAGAAAGGAAGATGAAGAGGAAGAAGACGATATACACTTTCTAATCTCAACTGCCGGAGGAACTGTCTATGATATGTTTGGCGTTGTGGATATGATGAGGATTGTAAAGGAACGTCGCGACATTTCTACATTAGGCACCGGAAAGATCTTCTCTGCTGGTGTGCCTATCTTGGCGGCAGGAACCAAAGGCAAGAGGTTTATCACTCGCAATGCTCGCATTATGATGCACCGTTGTTCAGCCGGAAATATGGGAACGACAGCCGACATTAAGGCGACACACGATGAGGTGCGGCTAATGGAAGATCAAATGGTACAGATAATCGCAGAAAGCTCAGAATTATCTGTGGGTGAGATACACAACATGTTTTCAAAGAACACAGATGAATATTTCTCTGCGCAAGAAGCAATTGAAATGGGTCTTGTTGATAAAATCATCTAATTAGTATTAGCAACCGAGGATATAAAATGAATATTGATACACTAGTTAAGAGTTTTTACTCTGATAAAGATGAAACCGAAAGCCTTATCAACGAGGTGATGAAGTTTTTGATTACAGAGAGAGAGCAAGACTCCACAGAGCAAAAGATTGATATTAAGTTACCGACCATTAAGTTCACAGAGGACTGGGGTAAGCCGGATAATGAAGACCGCGAGCGAATAGAACGCTATATGAGAAATATCCCCGGTGATACCGTAGAGGCTAAATTAAAGGGTTTGAATGGTGTTTTGAGTGGAGAAGTTAAAGACGCCGGCGTTGGAAAGATCTTATCGACTCTAATTATGGTTGAGATTCTTTCTACATTGGCAGGCGCAAAGGACGTAAGAGAGTTTACAGAATCGGCTGCAGGGTTTATTTTTGAAGGGTTTCTGGCAGGGCTTTTTGGTGACAAGTCGGTTCAGATTACAGATGCTGAAGAGTCCGAAGGGCAAGTGGGTAAGCCTATCACTGATGTAATTCTTAATGGTCGTCATTACTCGCTTAAGTTGCTTGGTCCAACTACACAACTTAAGGGGTCATACCGTAACTTAATTAATCACTTCAAAGATCCAAGCACCAATGGGGAAATTATCTACCTTGATGCCCGAAGAACAGGTGACGGCGGCTTAGATTTTAGTCAATTCGTTATCACTCTCAAGGACTTTTTGGAAGTTTTGTATTATCCATTTATGAAATTTGGAGCAAAGGCGGAAAAAGCCACGGTTAGTGGAGATAAGTTTCTTGATGCTGTTAAGAAACTTGATAATGAGAGGGCACGAATTATACAGGCAAAGGCGAAGGTTCCTGCCTTATCTAAGTCCAACAGAGTGACTGTATTCAAAACGGGCGCCCCGGAAGGGTCCGTAGGTTTTAAGGAATTTAAACAGTATATAGAACAGCTATCCGAAGAATCTCCCGAGGAGCTTGGAAATCTTAACATTGAACTAGCCTTCAGGACAGCAGATCCCGAAAAAAGCAAGAAGATTAAGAAGCTATTCGGCGGTGCTAAAGAGGTGGAAAGAGTTAAAGCCGCCATTCAAAGTGGGGATGAGCAACAGATTCTTGCCGCCTTAGAACAAACCAGAGGATACAATAGTAAGGAGCAGTTTGATTTTACTCGTAAACAGGCTGAATCGTTAGCAACAGCGGAGCATCTAGGAACCATACCTTTAGGTGAGGATGCACTTCGTAATGTTTGGAGTAACTATGCTCAATTGTTAATGACAACTATTGACCCTGTTTATCGAAATCTTCAAGAGTTCACAGACAATGTAGACAGGTTTTTCCTAGGTGCCGGCGAGAAGGGCGGCGGCTCTGACAGAAAAGCTTTTGGCGAAGCGGCCATCAAGGATGCCGTTGAATTAAGAGACGCCACTGACGAAGCAATTAAGGTCGTCATCAAAGATAAAGAAGAATAAAAATAACTTGACATCTCAAACATCTGTGTTATAATACTAAAATAAGAAAGCGAGGTATTTATGCCCAAGTGTGTATTCAATGACCGCCAGAGTTTAAGCCAAAAGGTTCTGGACGGTGTTAACAAGTTAGCAGATAATGTTTCAGCAACATTAGGACCGAAGGGTCGCAATGTTATTTTACATCAAAAAGGAAAGGATCCTATCATCACCAAGGATGGTGTGACGGTTTCAGAGTTCGTTCATTTAACTGATGAGTTTGAGAACGCAGCAGCACAGATTGTTAAGCAGGCAACATCCCAAACCAACACAATGGCTGGCGATGGAACCACAACTGCGACAGTGCTTGCTCGCGCAATCCTAAACAAGGCACAGAGATATATTACTGCTGGTGCTTCACCAGTAGAACTTAAGCGAGGTATTGACTTGGCTGTAGAAACTTTAGTTAGGGAACTACAAAGCGAAGCCCAACATATCGAGACACTTGATGATGTTGAGAACATTGCTACCATCTCTGCGAACAATGATAGAACAATCGGTAAGTTGATTACTACTGCTGTTGATAAGGCAGGCAAGGATGGCTCTATTACGATTGAAGACGCAAAGTCAGTTGAGACTTCTTTGGATGTTATTGAAGGCTTTAGAGTTGAGTCTGGCTATGCTGCGTCAGCATTTGTAACCGATGAGCGCAGAGGTGCGTGTCATTATGATTCTCCTCTCTTGCTAATAACTGATAACCGAATTGAATCAGTAGATCAAATCCTTCCTGCTCTTGAGATCGTTTCCCGTGATGGAAGACCGCTTATCATTGTAGCAGAAGAGATCGAAGGTCAAGCATTGGCTGCGCTCATTATGAATACTGTTCGCGGAACAATGAAGATTGCTGCTATTAAGGCTCCCTTCTATGGCGAGAGGCGTCGTAATATCCTAACCGACCTAGCACTCTCAACCGGAGCGGAGTTCATCTCTACGGACGGCACAGCGAGCCTTAAAAACATTAAGTTGCAACACTTTGGACAGTGCCGTTCGATCGATATCACAAAGTCAAACACAACTGTTATTGGTGGTAAGGGAAACTTTGATGAGATTGATAGAAGGATTGAACTTCTTAAGACCGAACTTGTACAAACAGACGACATACTTGAATGCGACAAGATCCAAGAGCGCATCACAAAGTTAGCATCAGGTGTCGCAGTCATTAGGGTAGGTGCTCCAACAGAAGTTGAGATGATTGAGAAGAAGCACCGCATTGAAGATGCCTTAGAAGCAGTTAAATCAGCACAGCAAGAGGAAGTAGTCCCCGGTGGTGGTGTCGCTTTGGTCCGTGCATCAAGCAAACTCTCTACTATAAACGCAGAAAATGAAGATCAAGTGTTTGGTATAGAAATCGTTCGTGAAGCCATTAAGGCACCACTACGCCAGATGGCTTTGAACTGTGGATTATCCGCTGATCTTGTTCTATCACAGGTTGAGAACGCCGAGGGCAACTATGGTTATAACTTCCGCACAGATGAAATGGTAGATATGCTTGAAGAGGGAGTCATTGATCCAGTTAAGGTTACTAGGACAGCGTTACAAAACGCAGCATCAGCCGCTGGAACTTTGATCACAACTTCTCACGCCATTGTGGAGGTATAGTTCTATTTAGTTGTGCTTGGAGGTAGACTATGATGAACGATGAAGAACAGCAAAAACTAACAGTTATGTTGGTTGAGATGTCAAGTAAGATTGAGATTTTACTTGACAAACAAGAAGAACTAGCGGATAATATTAGCAAGATCAAAGAAGCAGTCTATAACCCAGACTCAGGATTGTATGCTAGACTTAAAAATCTAGATACCCGCATTCAACACATTGAGAGTTGGCAAAGCACAAACTCAAGAATAATGTGGCTTGTTGGAGGATCCGTAGCAGGTCTATTAGTTAAAGCCGTTTGGACGGTTCTATTTTAGGAGTTAAAGAAATGAGAGTAAAGTTAGCATACACAGTAGAAGAAGAAGATATTCTAAAAGAAACAGCAAAGATACTTGGATTATCACAGGATGATGTTGGACATTGTATTAACATGTTTAAAGCAGTCCAAGAGGAACTACGATTAGAAAACGAGGCACCCAATACAAGCAAGGTATTGGATATGATCGAGGACTTTCGTAAAGCCCTACTAGCGGTAGATACGCGATTGATCGAAGTCAAAGATATTATCAAAGGCTATGATAAACACCGTGTATCACAGCGCGATAGTTTAGTTGCTGCCCCACCAATGGGAGAAGAGGATTATTACGGCACAGAATAATGAACAATAAATACCCGGCAGGAACACTGATTCATATACCGCAATCAGTTACATTAATGAGTATCCCTACAACCTTTGCGGATTGGCATCTGATCCAGCAAACTTTCATTCCAGGCGCGGTTATAACCACCGAAGCACCAAAAATAGGATTGATACTCCCCACAGATTCAAGACTCATAAAAAACTCCCACGTTGAAGTATTATATGATAGTAAACGATGGATGGTACACACAGACAATATTTACCCGATAAGAGAAAGATAGATTAAATGATAAGATTCGTAGAAGTAATCAACAAGACAGATAGGAACCCTAGACTAGAAAGAGTATCAGTTCCACAGTTTGAGTTAAGTGAGGTATGGATAAACGAAAAGTATGTAGTTCAAGTTCGCCCACACACAGGGTATGATAGGCTTCTAAAAGAAGGTAGAATGGGACTAGGCTTAGACTCCAACCATAGGTTCTCGGCAGTCATTATGAATGAAGGGGGAGTTGCTTCGACAAGAGTTGTAATAGGGATCCCCTCAGAAGTAGCCAACAGACTAATGAGCGACAAAACTCAACTCTTGAAAGGATAAGAGATGCTCAGGAAAGCAAACATAATCGAGAAGCCCTGGGGTCACGAAGAAATCTGGGCACAATCTTCACGTTACGCGGGAAAGATTTTAGTGATAAACAAAGGACACCGTTTGTCGCGACAGTATCATAATGTAAAAGAAGAGACAATCATGGTTCTTGATGGAACTTTGATTTGTGAAGAAGGACCCGATAAGGTTGGAGGAGGAGTAATACGCCACGTTATGGAACCGGGAATAATATTTCACGTTACTCCTGGGACCATTCATCGCTTCTGTGCGGAGGAAACAAACGTTCGCTTGGTTGAAGTAAGTTCACCAGAGATAGAAGACGTTGTTCGCTTAGAGGATGACTATCGTAGAATAACTGATGTTCCTCGTCCCCCTAGAACAAGCGGAAAGTAAAACACGAAACTATTTAGTTTGAATGTATTTACGACAATCTAATAAATGGAAAGAATATTTGCTTCAAGAGGCGATCGAACAATCCGGTTTGCCTCTTGAAATCGTCGCTATGATTAGGGATGCGAATAGCACAAATGGTCCAGTCCCAGAGAAGGTTCTAACTTCACTTGGAACTATGGTTCGTAGCTACTCGTGGGCGACGCCTCTTATCATTGATTGGGTGAACCCGTCAGATGATGATAACAAGTTTAGAAGTAATCCCGCAATATCAGATTTACAAGCTATTCTTTATGATCGCAGGAAGCCTCGTTCTGAAAGGACCGCCGAGGATGAAGCTCTTCGTAAGGAAATGGATAAAGACTTTATTCATCCTTTGGTAGCTGGAACCACAGGAAACAACCCGGATAATCCCCGGCTTGTAAACATTTTAGATACAAATCGTTATAGAAAGAGATACGTCAAGAAACTTAAAAAAGCGGGACTAACAGAAAAAGCAGAAGCATCAGATAAGGTTTTTGTTGATGCTATGGTTAAGTGGGCAGAAAAATTTGTAATGCCTCAATTAGAGCCCATTATAAAGGCTGTTGTAGAGGACCCGGATGATTATCAATCAATATTAAAGTTTGTGAGTCTCATTCCTGATAAAAGGAAGCTGATCACTGCAGCTATGAAGGCTAAAAGGTTACTGGCAAGAGAACCAGAAGAGCCACAGAACGTAGTTCATAAGTTTGACAATGGTTATTACTGGTATGATATTAAGTCTGATGCTTGCAATATTGAAGGACTAAAAATGGGGCACTGCGGACAAGGAATGAAAGAAGGCAACCTTTATTCTTTGCGTTCCCCATCAGGAACTAGAAAAGATCCCGATCCCCACGTTACAATAGAGATGGATGCTGATAAAACAGTTTGGCAGGTTAAAGGCCGCGCCAATATGACTCCAAAGAAAAAGTATTGGCCGTATATTTCTTGGTTCCTAGTCAATATGGGAGCAAAGAACTATCGAGAAGACCGCAGCGGTGATGCTAGTAAGGAGATGATTGAGTATTTGGAGAAAGCATCCCCAGACATTTTCAGACAATCATTCATAGAATATGCTCAAGAAACCGGAGACGATTGGGAGGAAGCAACAAAAGCCCTGCTTGAACTTGATAATATATCAAAAAATACTATGAACGTCACCGCGCCGTTTGATTTAGCCGGAACGACCCTGGACTACGACTACCTTAGGGTTGATTACAAACTTCTGTATCAAGCGGATCTCTCAGATGTGTATCAGGACGGAACATACGACGAGATCCGTTACGCGCGTCAAGAGAGACTTAAACTTTTCAGAAATCTAAAAGATTCTTTGGAGTCGAACTTTATAGCAAAGCATTTCTCTTCTGAAATCTTTGGAGTCACTCCAAAAGTTAGGGTTTCCCCCGTGGTAATCAAAGACGAGAAACGAATGGACCCCTGGGGCTCCGAGCGCGCCAATGCGCTAGAAACCACACTTACATGGTATTTTAAATTTGAAGCCCCGCCAGTAAGCGCCGACCAGGCTACTCAAGAAGAGGCAAAGAAAGCTTTTGCTGCTATTATTAAGAACGCTAACAAGTTAGTTAATCGCTTAATAGATGTTGAGAAAGGCTATTATGAGTACGCTGCCGACGAACAGCCCTCAGCTCTTGAGGGATTTGATCTTGATGGGTTTGAGATGGACCTACAGAACTTTTATGATTCTAAGGGACTCGCCAAGAAAGAGCCAAAAAAGCGCTTTGATGATCGCCGTGTTACAGAGCGATGGTCAAGAATAATAAAATAAAATAATATTTTTTTCCGTTTAAGAGAAACTCGTCTATAGTTACTTATAGACAAAAGGGTTAGAAAGGACTCAAGGTTGTATGCAAAAGTTAGCGTCCCAAGGGAGTTTGCGGGTACTGGTACAGTGAAATAGTGATAAAGTAACCTAACACAGAGGAGAATCTCGTGACTAGGTACATTAAAAACTTTATATTAATAACTTCTTTACTTTTGGTAAGTTGTAACGGACCCGTCTTACCCAACACACCAAAAACCGGCTCTGAACAGCCAGAAACAGTTCAAACTCAAAAAACAATTCAAGTCAAGGATCGGGTCGGTAAGGTCCTTGAGATTATAGATGTAGCCAACCTAACAACGGTTGAAAAGAGAACTAGACAAGCGGCTGTAAAGGTCCGCTCCATTCTTCATGGAGGTCACGGTTCTGGAACCTATATGGTTGCTTATGGACGACGCATTGTCGCCACTGCCGCTCACGTTGTAAGAGACGAAGAGAGTATGGTTATTGATGGTCGCGATGGCGAGATGGTCATAGGCAAAGTTGTCTTTGTGGATCACGGCGTTGACTTAGCGTTCTTGGTAGTCCCAGAGATGGAAACTAGAACAGCAGTCCGCTACAACCCACAAATGAAATACGATGAGCGTTTGATTGGAGCGAGCCTTACATACACAGGCTTTCCATCTCATCACGATCTTCTTACTATTCGTGGTTACATCGCAGCCCTACACAAAGATATGGTAGTAGCCAATATGTTTGGTTGGTTTGGCTCGTCCGGTTCTGGTATATTTGATAGCAGCGGACGTTATCTAGGTTGCGTATCAGGGATAGACATTGGACGGTTTGAGTTTGGAATGAGAATACCGATTGAAGAGATCGTTTGGGTTGCCCCAATCAGTCGCATCAATCAAGATCTTCTAAAAACCAAGATTATTTCGTCAGAGATTCCAGCCGAACCGGCATCACTTAAAGCTTTCCCTGGGGCCGTCGCGCCTAGAAGGGGAAGTCGAAGAGATTAAGGCAGTGAGAAAACTTCTTCTTTTGCTTCTCTTGGTAATGACTACGACGGCTTGTGAAGGAGACTACACAATCCATGACCAAACCCCGCCCGAGACAATCTATATTAAACTTCCCGGGGATACAGAATATACAGAAATATATGGTGATGTTTGGGTTGACTCCTTTGAACAACCATATGCTGTAAGCGGCGTTGATATTGTATGGCTTATTGATAAGTCAGGCTCTATGAGCGAGCACGCAGGATCGATAGTTCTAGGCATAGAACAAATGATGAACTCTCTTCCAACATCAGGTTGGAGATTAGGGATCACATCCACCAGTAATATTGACTCTGAAAATGCCCAGGAGTTTCCTTTGGTCCCCGGTGATGATGTTCAAGACGCTTGGGATGCTTACGCACAATCAGGCAACAACGCCAGAGAAGCAGGCTTTGATTCTATATACTCATATATTGAAGAAAATCTATACAATCAAACTTGGCTACGCAACGATGCTGCTTTATTGATAGTTTTTGTTAGTGATGAAGAAGAACAAAGTCAGGAGTATTTCACCGACGATCCATCTGGCCTAGCCGATTTTATAAATTGGTATAGATTTACGAGACAGTCCGTTTATATCGCAAGCATCGTTAATGTTCATAGAACTGAAAATGAGTGTACTAACAGTGTTAATGAAATAGATGTTGGCTATCGTTATATGGACGCAACAAATGCTTTCGGTGGAACTGTTGTGGATATTTGTGAGACAGATTGGGCTCCCGGCGTAACGGAAGCAGTAACACAAGTTCAGCCAAATGAATCTTGGGAACTTACACACAGTCCAGTTGTTGAGACAATAGCAGTCTTTGAAAACAATGTGCCGATACCTCAGACAGATTGGGTTTATAATCCATTCAACAACAAAGTTGAGTTTTTAGTAATACCAGCCGAAGGATCATTAGTTGAAATCGGTTACATTATTGACTATGCTACTGGCGATGATGACGATAGCGCGGAATAAAACTACTTACAACAATGGAAAATGATATAGAAACAGTCGAAATAGCGCCCGGTGAGTTTGGTGCTTCTCCATTTCCTTTGAGTGTTAATACACAAAAGAGACTATTGGAGTTGATTTATAATCGAAAGTCTGGTATAGTTACAAGACAGGAGTTGATTGATGTTATCTTTAATAAAGAGAGTAATGCGAGCGATAAACTCGTTCGATGCCGTCCTTGAGCGTTTGGACGAAGTAGAAGATAGGCTGGAAAAACTTGAAAGAGTAAGAGATGAGAACGATGCTTTGTGGATGATGATCGATGAAGCGCGTGATATGGAAGAAACAATCTTAAACTCGCAAGAAGACTACGGCACCGAAGTAGCAGAGATAATGCTGCGACATATGAAAGTTCAAGGCGATGCCTGATAAAGTTTATTTATTCGACGTAGACGGAACTTTAACAGAGCCGCGACAACTAATAGAACCAGAGATAGAAGATACTTTTATTGATTGGGTTTTGTCCAAGAACAAGAAAGTTTATTTGATCACAGGATCTGATGTAGAAAAAACCAAAGAACAGTTAAGTGAGGATCTAATGGATGCTTGTTTAGGTGTTTTTACTTGCTCGGGAAATGTTTTTAGGCAAGATGATAAGATTGTTTATAGTAATGTTTTTGATCCAAGCGAAGAGTTCTTAGAAGATCTAGAACTATATTTGGATAACTCTCAATGGAGAACCAAAAAAGGAAATCATATCGAAAGAAGACCAGGGATGATTAACTTTTCAACTGTTGGTAGGAACGCCTCTCATAATATGAGAGAGGCTTATGCGCGATGGGATAAAATAAACCTTGAACGCGAAGACATAGTAGCATATATAAATGAGACATATCCAGAGTTGGAAGTTTCTATTGGAGGCTCTATCTCGGTTGATATATATCCGTGGGGCAAGAATAAAGGACAAGTGATCGAGACGTTAAGAGAACTTCACGGCGATGATGTTGAAATGATATTCGTTGGAGATAAGAATAAACCAGGGGGAAATGATTGGCCTCTCGCTCAAAGATTGGATCCATTAAAAGGATCAGAGTGGTATCAAGTTTTATGCCCCGAAGAAACACGCTCCCTTATTGAGTATGGGATACTATTTATATAGATGAAACGCGAACTACAAGTATTTAAAGACTTCCTCGAAGAAGCAAAAGACCCATCCTACTATCAGGATACATTCTACTTTACTGTCCTTATTTCAATGGACAAGAATCGTGGTGGATCCCGCGATGAAACAAAGAATGATATTCGCGCACTTCCAGAAGTGCTGACTGTTACTTTGGTTGAGAAAGAAAAGGGAGGTGTCCAGAAAGACTTGGGCAACTCTTACCTTTCTACTCTCAAAGTTCACATTCGCAAGCCGCGCGACAGATCAAAAGATATAATGATGAAGAGAGCCATCAAACAAATCGCAAGATTAAAAGGTGTCTCTGTTCTTCGCTACAAAGAACGCAAGCCAAAACAAAGAAAGAAAGCATTCTACGGACCAGGGTCATATACCAAGAGAGTTCAAAATGTTACTGAAGGTGAATACTGGCAGTCTTCAAAGCATATGTCCGATCTTAAGAAAGACTTTAAGGATCTTACTTCCAAAGGACCACAAAAGACAGGCGGGTATAAAAACGTAGAAGATTCACCAGACTTTAAGTCAGCCCCACCGGGAGCACCGGGTGGATTAGAGGAAACGCTTTTAGATGAAGCAATGAAGACAGCAGCCGATCTACCAGAAGGTATTGTTGTTGTTGTGGATAGGCAGAACTCACCAAAATCATACAGATTTTACTATGCGACCCGTGATGACCTTCGTTCTCCCCTCAAAGCAGGGGATATGGACCGTATGGAACGCGGCATTGCAATCTACGGCGTTCTATCCATTCAGTTGGGTAGAGACTTCCCTTACGAGGGAAACTACATCGTAGAGTCTATTAGAGCCGCTGACGGCTATGGTCCGTTATTGTATGATGTAGCCTTGGAGACAGTAGGTAAGGCTGGGCTCAAACCAGATACAAAAACAATATCTGACGCTGCTGCCGCAGTTTGGAAGTTCTACGATACACAGCGCGATGATGTTCAAGGCGAGATGTTAGTATTTGATATTGATCAATACGATACTGTAATGCCCGCCGATAGAGCAGAGAAGCCAGAAGAGAATGAATATCTAGCACAGGTATATCGAAAGAAGAACAAGAACACAACAGAAGAACTTGAAAGCCAGAATAAACTTGTTCAAATATCCACAGCCCCTCCGGTAAAACAAAAGTCCCGATACAAAGAAAAGGATCTTAAACGATTCAACAGATTGCGTGAGGACATTGTAGTTTCCGTAGGCGACAAAGATGAGTTAGCAACATTTGAGATGCAACCAGAACTCCAACAAAAAGTATGGGATGGCGATGAGAAAATCCGCCCAGGAGTTAAGGGAGCATTGATGGATATAGTTGATGATTTCATTGAACGTTTAGATTTAGATGCCGAGGTGAAGGATATTATTGTTACAGGATCTTTGGCGAACTATAACTGGTCAAAATTCTCTGATATTGATATTCATATTCTTATTGACTTTAAAGATGTTAATGAAAACGAGGAACTGGTTAAGCGCTTTCTTGATGCTGTGCGTTCTAACTGGAACAAAGCCCACGATATTAAAGTTAAAGGACACGAAGTTGAACTTTATGTTCAAGACGAAAACGAACCACACGTTTCAACAGGAGTCTATTCTTTGATGAATGATAAGTGGCTCGTGAAACCAAACAGAGTTAAGCCTTTCATTGATAAGAAAACAGCAAAGAAAAAAGCAGCCAATATTGAAAGAGAGGTTGACAAAGTAGCCGCCATCCTGTATGATGGGAACCATAACGCTGCCTTAGAGGCCGCTGCAAACCTGAAAGACAAGATCAAAAGAATGCGTTCTGACGGATTAGAAAAAGCCGGAATATTCTCACCAGAGAACCTTGCCTTTAAGATGCTGCGAAGATCAAATGCGATAGGCAAACTTCATGATGCCTATATTAAAGCATACGATCTTTCTTTAAGCGTCGAGCAGTGATAGAAATATAGAACGGTAATACAATGAGCGAGCCAACCAATAGCGAAGACGAACCTCAAGTAGAGGAGCAATCTCCTGCGGAAGAACTGATACCAAAGAAGCCTTCTCGTCTATGTCCGCGCGGCATCCAGACATTCACAGTTGCGCGACAAGCAGATGAAACAGGTGTGTCGGGCGAAGGAGTTGTGATTGAGGGAGTTGTGCTCGCAACCGGACAGTGTATAGCACACTGGCTATACCCAAGACCAAAAGGTTCTATTGCTATTTTTGATTCAATGAATGATTTTATCACAGTTCATATTAAACCACACCCTGGAAATCGAACTATCATTACATATGATGACGGTGAACAAGAGAAGTATGGACTATTTACAGATGAGGAAAAACCCAATGAAAATCACCAAAGCGAAGTTAAAGCGAATAATTAAGGAAGAGATCAACAAGGTTGGTCAAGAAATCCAGACGGATCGTTTGGAAAAAAAGATTAGAGGAAGCCTAGGTCAAATTGCTGGCTCTAGGGCAGAACAATTTATTCAAGCAGTTGTCGATCTTTCGACTCTATTATACATAGCAGATGAAACTGGTGACGCAGGATTAGCGTTTGATGATACTGGAGACGACCTCGACGCCATGGACATGGACATGGACAATTGGCGCGATCACTTAAGCAAAGTTGAAGAGAATCCAGTGTATAGAGCAGCCGTCGAAAGTTTGATTGGTATGGAAGTAGAAACTAACGAGGGAACCGGAGCAATTACGGATGTAGTCTTCGCTGATAACTCGCGAGAGGCAAGAACTGAAGTCAAACTTGAGAGAAAGCCTTTTCCTATGACAGTCGATGAATCAGGAATCTTCACGGTTGGTTTTGATCGGAACAAGATCCTGGCGGTTAACTAAAAATGAAGGTCACGAAGTCTAAACTTAAAAGAATAATCACAGAAGAGTTACAAAACATTCTTTCAGAAGCGGAAGACACTGTAGTTTTATCTCCTGATCAGTTAAGAGCAAAAAAAGCAGCCGCCAGAAAGGCCGAGCGTGATGAACGACGACGCGCCAATGATGTGATCCGAAAGAGGATTAGAGCCAGAACGGCATCTCGTAGAAAGTTTGAGCCTCAAGCCGAGAGGATAATGAATATTTTATATCCCGACGCATCCCGCGAAGAGATGAAGCATTTGATTAGAGGCAGTGATGATGAGGCTACATTGGCTACTGACTTGTTTGGGTTTATGTTTCCAACAGTAGTCCGCAACTCCCCACCGAAAAAAGTTATGATGGATAGGGTTGAATCTTGGATCGCATCATTTGACGATCCAAAAGACGCTGCTTTTGAGATTGGTGTAAGAACCAACACTGATAACATTGAGGCATTCTTGGATTATAATGATGAAGTCGCCTTTACCAGCGGTAAGGAAGAGTTTAGAAAAGCCAAAGAATATGCCGAGAAGAACCCGGCAAGAAATGTTCCTGTTGGTCGCTCTGCTTCCCCAGACACGGCAGAATACGATGAACTGCAATCAATGTTAAAGGCAGATATTCCTCCAAGGAGAAAGAAAAGAAGTTAGTCCTTTACTTGACAAAACCGACCCGCTATGCTATAGTGTATACAGAGGTTAAGAAATGGTTTTTCACGCAGACTACGAAGAAGCACTAGAACAATACGATTCACCCAACTCTACATTAAGGGTTGGTGATTTAGTTAGACCCGTCCGTGGATGGCTTACAGGTCTAGGAATAGTGTCTGATATATACGATGTTGTTCACGATCAGACCGGCGAGTCATACTTGTGCTGTAAGGTTTTTATGGCTGGAAAAGAATGGACTGCGCCTGTAAAGGATTTTAAATTAGTAGAAAGAGAGTAGATTGAGAGATTTAGTTTATGGATTTTTGCTGTTCTTTATTGGACAGATAATGATCTGGTTTCAAACAAACGCACAGTTCTTTAATGATTGGGCAAAGGAACATCCTTTCCTAATGTCTTGTACGTTTAGTATTCCTATATCATATTTGTTTATTAAAGCAACGGCTTTTGTAGTAAATCACTTTGATGGGCTCTTGTGGCCTGGAAGATTTATTGGGTTTGCTTCGGGGATCTTTGTCTTTGCTTTCCTTGCCTTTTACTTTATGGGCGAGGGCATTACAATCAAGACAGGCCTCAGTTTATTCTTAGCCACACTCATTATTGGTATTCAAGTTTTATGGAAATGAAAAAGTTTATACTTATTATCGCTTTACTTTTAGGAGGGTGCTCTCATATGCATCCTCCAATGTTAAATGGTCGCTGCCCTACTGATTTCCCGATCAAAGGAAACGCCAACTCAGGGTTCTATCACACAGCAGACAGCAAGTATTATTACTTAACTGTCCCAGAGGTCTGTTTTGCGTCTGAGGAAGTCGCTAGGCAACGAGGTTTCGCTAAATATAAAAAGTAGCATTCACCCCTTGACTTTCCTACTCTGGCGTGCTATTGTGTAAGGGTAGGAGGCTACTATGGATAGTCAAAAGACAAACGAACTTTACGAAAGGTTTTCGCATTTATATAGAGAAAGATTAGCACCACTGGAAAGTTCCAAGATGGCGTGGGGCTTCCAATGTGGTAATGGTTGGTATAACCTTATACACAAGATGTCTAAAAGAATTACAAATTTACTAAGTGACGACGAAAGCGCACCCGCCATCGTTGAGGTGTCGCGAAATGAAGATGGAACATTATATGTTGATGTTCGCAATCCAACACTAGCAATAGCAGATATAGTTGAGACAGCAAAAGAACAATCCCGAATAATCTGTGAGACTTGCGGGTATTCCCCTGCGTTCTTGCGTCATCAGGATGGTCCTCAAAAGGGTCATATTGCCTGTGGACGGTGCGCTAGGCATAATGCCGGTAGAACTAACAGCAAAGCGCCAAAGCGCAAGAGACGCCCTCGTAGAGCCTCTGATATAGAGGTAGTAAAACGTTGACAAAACTAGCAGTAGGAGATTTGGTAGTTGATAAGTTAAACGATAAGACTAAAACTTATGGTATCGGTGTTGTCTTGGGTATAATCACCGAACGACGCAATGGGTCAGGAAAGTTTAGTCGTCCGTATTACAAAGTTTATTTCAACAAGTTTAAGAAAACAATAGAGTTTGCGGAGGAATATCTTGAACGTATCTCAAAGAACTGAAAGATATATTAAGCAAAGATTAGAAGAGATAAAAGGACGAACGCCTTCCAGGCAAGATGTTGATCCTTATGTTTATAAATACACTTCTGCTCGCCTTAGAGAGATTCGCAGAAGTAAGGAGAAAGAAGAATGAAGAACCTTGTAAGTTTTTTACATAGTTTAACAATGATAGCAGGAGTGGTTGTTGCTCTGGCGTTTTATCTTGGATTAGCATCTATGCTTGCGGCATCAATAATCAATGATATACGATTAGATACTTATGTAACGATAAAAACAGGATACTCCACAATATTGTTTATTATTTTGATGTATTGGATTCCACATGCTATGTTCTTTACGCCACATAAAATCAAGAATATGTAAACAACGCTTGACAGCAGCGCCACGGTATGGTATGCTG